ATGGCGAACCGGAAGGGCATGGGCGGCCTGTACAAGGACGCCCGCGGCTACTGGACCGGGGCCGTCGAGCTCCCCTCACGCGACGGCAAGCGCCGCCGCAAGATCATCCGCGGCAAGGACCGCACCGAGGTCATCAACCGCCTCGACGACCTCAAGCGCGAGCTCCGCGACAACGGCGACATTGACACCCGCGACATCACCGTGAAGCAGTGGTTCACCTACTGGCTCGACAACATCGTCGACCGTGAGCTCCGCCCGAAGACCGCCGAGCGGTACCGCAACATCACCGAGCACTGGGTCATCCCCATCATCGGGGGGAAGAAGCTCAAGCAGCTCACCTCCGCCGGGATCCGCTCCGTCACCGACGCCATGGTCCGCGAAGGCGGATCCGCGACCACCGCACTCACCGCGCACCGCATCATCTCCACCGCACTCGAGTGGGCACTCCGCGAAGGCCGCATGACGAAGAACCCCGCCAAGCTCATGGCCGCCCCCCGCAAAGCAGCATCCGCACTCGACGCCCTCGACCTGCAAGAAGCCCTCGACCTCTACACCCACGTCCGCAACGCCGGCGGCCCCGGCTTCGCCCTCTGGGCCACCACACTCCTCACCGGCGCTCGCCGCGGCGAGGTCATCGGGCTCGAGGCGGACCGTGTTGCCGAGGAGCTCGACATCTCGTGGCAGCTGCAGCGGCTCACCTGGCGGCACGGCTGCGCACCGACGTGCGGGTACAAGCGCGGCGCGGAGTGCCCGCAGCGGAAGCTCGTCCTCCCGAACGACTACGAGTACCGGCACGTGACCGGCGGCCTGTTCCTCACCCGCCCGAAGTCGAAGAGCGGGTGGCGCATCATCCCCCTCGTCGACCCGCTCGCGTCCGTCCTCCGCGACCACCTCGAGGCGCACCCACCGGCACCGAACGGCTTCGTCTTCACCAGGAACGGGAAGCCGATCGACCCCTCCGACCACTCCCGATCCTGGCGGTCGCTCCTCGCCGAGACGGGCATCGAGAAGAACGTCCGCCTCCACGACATCCGGCACACCACCATCGACCTGCTGACGATCGCCGGCGTCCCCGACGACGTCATCGTGCAGATCGCCGGCCACGCCTCCCGGATGCAGACCAACGCCTACAAGCGCCGCAACGACATCCCCCGCATGCGCCTCGGCATGGCCGCGATGGGCGACCTCTTCAACCAGCCAGACCGTGCACGTTCAGGAACACTCGAGCGAGGCGCGTAGACACGTCCAGCTCGCGCGCCAACCGCGCACAGTCCGGGGCCCACTTCATCAGCTCCCGGCACTCGTCCAGGTCGATCAGGTTCTTCGCTGCAACCCGATCCGCCTGGACTTCGTGCTTCGGCCGGTCATCCTCATGCCCAAGGACCGCGTGCGCGACACCGTGCGCCAGCGCCGACCGGTCATGCACCCTCCGCAGCCCAGAACGCACCACGATCGTGTTGCGCTCCGGCAGCCACAGCTCATGCGCCGTCCGGATCGGTGCGTGCACCACAGTCAGCCCGAGCGCCTCAGCGTGCTCGTACGGGTCGTACATCTTCCCCCAGGTCGGTGGTTAGTCGAACTGCTCATCGGTGTCCATCTCAGGGTCGATGGTCGCCGCCTTCTTCCGCTCCGACTCGATCTCCTCGACAGTCATGTCCTCGACCCGTCGAAGCGGACTCACATTCTGCGCACCGACCCCTGACACCACGGCATCCATCCCACCCATTCGCCGAATAGCGCGATCCGAGAGCTCCGACGGCGTCAACCCGAGCGCGCCGGCGATCTGGGTGAGCTGACCGAAGCTGATGTCGCGCTCGCCGGGGAGGAGTCGATTGAGCGTGCCGTAGGGGACGCCGGAGCGAAGCGCGAGCTCACGCACGGTGATGCCGACGGCTGCGCGTTCGGCTCGGATCTCGGCCGCGAGGGCCCGGTTCGCCGCGGTCTTCTGCTCGTTGTCTGCCACGTTCGGAGAGTCTACGGCTCCGAACGGCACCAAATCACGCACATTGTGCAACTCTGGTGTTGCGCTACTCCGAACGGAGTAGTAGGTTCGCCGTATGGAGAACAGAGCAGCGGCCATCACCGTCACGAAGCGCGTCACCGACGCACTCGTGCGGTCGGGCAACACGCTCGACACTCTCGCACAGGCCACCGGCACTTCCGGTTCGGACCTGCGTGCACGCCTCGACACGACGTCGGAGCTCACGTGGGCAGAACTGGTCGCAGCCGGTGGCCTTTCGCGTATCCACCCGTCCCGATTCTTGGAGGCAGTCGCATGAGCGACACGATCACCCCGACGGATCGGATCGAGGCCGAGATCAAGGAGGGCAAGCTCCTCTACTCGACCGCGTCCCTGGCACGGGCCGTTGAACGGTCCAACCAGTTCATCCGCAACGACATCCGCGATGGCCACCTCAGGGCGGCCAAGGGCGGCAAGGGCGAGCGGGCCTCGTTCCTGATCGAGATCTCGGAGGCTGAGCGCTACGCCAAGTGGCTCGCCTCCGGCAGACCCGAGGACTAACTACCCCGGTCACACCCGCCCATCTGGGGCGGTATTCGTCGCGCCCGAAAACGGCCCCGAGGGGCACGCTCCCGCCGCGCCTGCACGTTCAGAACTACACAGAGGGCTCACCCAGTCACGGAGCGATCGCGTCCCCAGCAAGGACGCGTGGAGCGGTACGTGGCCAGGGGAGTCGAAGAAGCGATGCACGTCTCGTCCGGCCTTGGAACACAGGCACCCCGCGCAACAGGGGAGACGACGACGTGACCGCCGTCAGGCCGCGATTTACGCGGTGCAACGGCAGGTCTGACAGGTCCGGCGACGCGCAGCCGGAGCGCCCGAGGTTCGACGTCCTCGGCAGACCACGACAGCGACGGAGCTGACCCGAACCTCCGCCGTCGCTGCTCCCTGTTCACATCAACCCGAGGAGGGCAGAGCAATGGCTCACCTGCTGCAGATCGTCGAGGCCAACCACGACGAGAACGAGTTCTACACCCTCGGTGGTGCTGGCTTCCGCACGGAAGCGGAGCGCACCGCCAACCTCGCCACCATCCCGGTGTGCGACCACAACTGCGCCGACGACAACCGCTGCTACTTCCTGGACGTCCTCGACCCGGCCGACGACTTCTCCGTCCTCGAAGAGCGAGAGATCAGCGAAAGCACCGTGAAGACGCTCCTCGGGGTCACCGACCTCGAGCCCCTTCGCCGGCAGGAGCGGGAGCTTCTCGACGCCGAGATCGCGGCCCACCGAGAGTCGGTGACCGCATGAGCCCCGCAGCCCGCACACACGACCCCGAGACCAGCCACCTCGCTGCCAGAGCAGCGCACAACCCCACCGAGGTGCAGCAGCACATCCTGCAGCTCATCCCCGCACGGACCTCCTTCTTCGACCGCAGCGCCGGCTTCACCGACGAGCAGATCATCGACGAGTACAAGCGCCTCGCCAACGAGCACGGCTGGACCGTCCCCACCGACCAGTCGATCCGCTCCCGCCGCGCCGAGCTCGTCGCTGCCGGGAAGGTCGTCTGGACCAAGGAGCACGGCCGGACCCGCAGCGGTGGCAAGAGCCGCACCTGGAAGGCTGTCCGATGAACGACCGCTGCACCCGGATCGCCTGGGCCGCCTACTTCACGCTCGTCATCGGTGCACTCGTCGTCTGCGCGGTGCTGGTCATCGTGGGCGGTGGTGACCTGTGACCGGCCCGAAGGCTAAGGAGAGTCTGCTGGCCGTCGCGTTCTTCGCCGCGGTCCTGGCCGCAATGTTCCTCCCGTCGGCGCTGTGAGCGAGGACGACAAGGCCGCCGGCGACCTCGCCCCGCGGTCCTGGCGGAACTACCACCGCAGCCGCCGCGCGAGCGAGATGCGCCGCGACCTCGAGGCGGTCGACGAGAGCCTGATCGTCACCGACTGGTGGGAGACCGACGACCCGGACGCCGCCTCGTGAGCCGCAAGCGCGGACGCGAGCGTCGCCGCATCCTCGAGCAGCTGGCACAGGCCCCGCAGACCTTCGTCGAGGAGGTCGCGCCGGCCCGCCTGCTGCAGACCACCGACGTCGGTCTCGTCGTCGCGTTCCGCACCGCCGGCCACCGGCTCTCCCGAGAGCCGCAGCACCGCACCATCGGGACGCTCATCGGCGTCCGCCCACCCGAACTCAGCTCACCGAACCGCATGCAGCTCGTCGTCCAGCAGGGCGCGGCCGAGGCGGTGTTCTTCGTGGACATCGGCGAGCCGGTCATCACCCGGAGACCCTCATGACCTTGACCATCACGGACCTCTTCGCGGGGGCCGGCGGATCGTCGACCGGCGCGCTGCAGGTGCCCGGTGTCGACGTCCGCATCGCGGCGAACCACTGGCAGCTCGTGTGCGACATCCACGCGCTCAACCACCCGAACACCGACCACGCTGTCGTCGACCTGCACCAGGAGCGGCCGTCGTTCTTCCCGAAGACCGACATCCTCTGGGCCTCGCCCGAGTGCACGAAGTGGTCGCAGGCCAACGGCGCGAAGCTCCCCGCGATCGAGGAAGGGCTGTTCGAGGACCCCCTGTCTGACGACGCGAAGAACCGCTCCCGCCTGCTGATGTTCGACGTCCTCCGGTTCATCGAGCACCACCGCTACCGGCTGGTCATCGTCGAGAACGTCGTCGACATCGCGACGCAGGCGAAGTACCGCACCGCGTGGGACATCTGGCGATCCGAGCTCCGGGCGCTCGGCTACCGCTTCCGCGTCGTCTCGCTCAACTCGATGCACGCCCAGACGTTCGGAGCACCTGCACCGCAATCCCGCGACCGCATCTACGTGGTCGCATGGCCCGAGACAGCGCCGCCACCGGACATCGACCGGATCCTCCGCCCGAAGGCGTGGTGCGATCGATGCGACGACGTCGTGGAGTCCGTGCAGTCGTTCAAGCCCCGGCGTGAGGTCGGCCGCTACCGGCAGGCGTACGTCTACTGCTGCTCCCGCTGCGGATCGATCGTCGAGCCCGGGTGGCTGCCGGCGGCCGCCGCGATCGACTGGTCGATCCCTGGCGAGCGCATCGGGGATCGGTTGAAGCCGAAGACGCGGGCACGGATCGCTGCGGGGATCGCGCGGTACTGGGGTCCGCTGACGCTTGAGGCTGCGGGGAACACGTACGACTCGACGAGCCCGGCGCATCCGCGGCACGGTGAGCTCGACGGGTATCACCGGGTGTGGCCTGTCGGTGAGCCGTTGCGTGCGCTACACACGACGAACTCGAAGGCGCTGGCGGTGCCGGTTGAGGGTCGTGATGGTGTCGCTGCAGCTCCTGTGGGCAGCCCGCTGAGGACGCAGACGACCCGCGCGGACAACGCCCTCGCGCATCTCCCGTTCATCGCTGAGATGTACGGGACGTCGACCGCGCGGCCCGTCTCCGAGCCCGCCGGCACCTTCACGGCGGGCGGCAACCACCACGGGCTCGTGCAGGCCTACTACGGCACGACACGTGAGGCACGCCCGGACACGGACCCACTCGGCACGCTCACCACCGTCGACCGGTACGCGCTCATCACCAGGCACAACAACGTCCGCGGTGACCAGGGCAGCCTGACGACCCAGGTCGAGGAGTACCTGCGCACGCTTACGACGACGGCATCCCAGTCGATCATGCGCCGCCCCGGAACGGTGACCGCCGCCGACCTCCGAGAGGCGGAGGCGATGGTCCCCGAGGTGCGGTTCCGGATGTTCCAGCCGCACGAGGTCGCCGCCGGCATGGCCTTCCCCGCCGACTACAAGTGGCAGCCCCCGGACCGGCTCCGCCCGGTGTCGAACCGCGACCTCGTCAAGGCCGCCGGCAACGCAGTCACCCCACCGGCGGCCCGCGACCTCATCGCCGCGGCCATCGCATCGCTCGGCTCCGAGTACGAGGCGGTGGCCGCATGATCTGCACCACCGCGCTCCTCGACGGCGGCCCGTCCGACGGCGAGCGAGTCCCGATCGCCGGCGCGACCGAACTCCACGCCCCGGAGGTCATCGTCACCCACGAGGGGCAGAAGCACCGCTACGTCGCCGCCACGGGCCCCATCGCGGACCGCTGGCGACGGACCGGCGTCGCGCTCTACAGCTGGAAGGGCGCACTGTGATCGGCCCGAAGACGGCGAAGCCCACCGCGGCCGATGAGAAGCAGGCGTACGCGATCGCCGCCGGCCGCGACGACCTCACCTGCCAGCGCTGCCTCGGCTGGTGCGGTGCGCCGCAGCAGGACCACCGGCAGAACCGACAGCCGGGCAACACCGTGCCGTCGAACCTGCAGACCCTCGGGCTCGTCTGCCACCAGTGGAAGACCGAGCACCCGGCCGACGCCATCGCGGACGGCTGGGCGGTGCCCCGCTGGGCGGACCCGCGCGAGTGGCCCGCCCGCCGATGGTTCCGCAACACGAACGGCGTCACCGTCCGCAAGGGCTGGTGCCTGTACACGAACACCGGCGCAGTCCTCGAGATCACGGAGGAGGAAGCCCGACAACGAATGGAAGGAGTGACGTGACATGCCGAAGGACAAGCGACTGTGGATGACCTTCCCCATCGACTTCTGGCAGCACCCGAAGATCGCGCCGCTCTCGGACCTCGCGTTTCGCACGTTCGTGGAGATGAACGGCTACTCCCGGATGCAGGACCTCGACGGCCGCATCCCGGCCACCATCGCCCGACGCATGTGGAAGACGAGGGCGCTCAGCGAACTCACCAGAAACGATCACTCAAAGCCGTCTGTGAGCTTGGTGGACGACGTGTACGTGATCTGGAACTACGCCGAGCACCAGGAGACCCGAGCGGACCGCGAAGCGCGAGAAGCCCGGAATCGCGCCAATGGCGCGAAGGGCGGACGCCCACCGAAGAACCGACCGGGAACCCAGTCGGTTACCGACTCGGTTAGCGAGTCGGGTGCCCAACCCGAACCGACCGAAAACCAGAGTCAGAGTCAGAGTCAGAGACAGAACCTGACTGACGGAACATACCTACCTGAGTCAAGTCACGTAGGTGACCGTGCGAGCCCAAGGACTGACTTGTCCGAAGAGGTCATCAGCGAAGCGAAGCGGGCCGGGGTCGATGACCTCCCCGCGGTGCTGGGACTGCTCGAGCCGATCGTCGGGGACCTGAACCCCCGCCACGGCATCGAGCTCGCACAGATCATCCTCCGCCGGGCGCGCACTCCCGTGCTGCAGCCCACCGCGTACATCGCCCGCGCCTGCGAGAAGCGAGACGAGATCCGACGCATCGCCGTCGACGTCCTCGACCTCCCGGGAGTCGCGTAGGCACCAACCACTGACATTCGAGGAACACCATGACCAGAGCATCGAAGGAGCACCTCTGCCCGCCCGGCCACAAGCACGGGCAGACGGGCACCTGCTACAACCAGCACGGGTGCCGCTGCACCCCCTGCCGGAAGTCCCGTGCCGACGTCGCACGCATCCGGCACCGCGCGCAGGCGTACGGCCGCTACAACCGGCCCGACTTCGTCGACGCGGAGCCGATCCGGGAGCACATTGCGCACCTCCGCGCGTTCGGCCTCGGCATCAACCGCATCGCCGACCTCGCGGACGTCCGCATGATCCAGCGCCTCGTGTACGGAGATCGGGCGGAGGACCCGACGGCGGGACGGGTTCTCCCGAATCGCGTCGCCGGCGACAAGGCCCGCCGGATCCTCGCAGTCCGCCCCGACTTCGCACTGGTCGCCGACCTCGCGAGGGTCCCGTCCCGCGGGGCGCAGCGCCGACTGCAGGCTCTCGTCCGGCAGGGCTGGTCGCTGCGTCACCTCGCCGTCCGTATCGGGCTGGGTCCTTCCGAGTGCAGTCGCATCCTCCGCACGTCACACGTGTCCGGACGCACCCACCGGAAGGTCGCCGCCCTCTTCGACGAGCTGTGGGACAAGACGCCGCCGAAGACGAACCGGTACGAGCTCCACGCCTACAACCGGGCAGTCGCCTTCGCCACACAGAACGGCTGGCACCCGCCCCTCGCATGGGACGACATCGACCTCGACGACCGCCCCGCGGAAGCCCTCCGCAACGACAGCGTCGACGACATGGCCGTCGAGCTCGCCGTCGCCGGCGAGGACGTCCGCCTCACCCCTGCCGAACGCCGCCTGGCGGTCACGGAACTCCACAGCTACGGCCTCACGGACCCCGACATCGCCGCCCGCCTCCACTGCTCCGACCGCACGGTCCTCCGCATCCGCGAAGAACTCGACCTGCCCTACAACGACAACCCCTACAGCCCACCCGCCACCGCGACACCAGCCGCGGCCTGACCTCAACCCGCGGCACCCGCCGCAGAACGGACACACCATGACCGAGAACCTTGACCTCGAGCTGCGCCGCGACGCGATGCACTCCGCCATCAGCGCAGGCTCGGAAGCGCCGGCAGTCGCTGAGCAGCTGTACCAGTTCCTCACCGCCACCGATGAAGACCGCTTCCAGCCGCTCATCGACGCCGAGCGCGAGACCTGGGCGGCGAAGGGCTACGACCAGGCGCACGACGACCGTCACGGCCGGCAGCACCTGCTCGTGCAGGCGATGCAGTACGAGCTCCGCGGCCGTCACGCGGCGGCGCTGGCGCTGCTGCAGCAGGCAGCGCGGACCGTGGCTCGGGACAAGTTCCTGCCCGTGGGCACGAAGGTGCGAGCCACTTCGGAGAACGGCATCGCCGTCGAGGGCAAGGTGCAGGCCGTCGACCCTGACGTGTACCGGGTCGACGGGCGGTACTACACCGCCTCAGAGGTCGAGGTGCTGGCGCTCCCCGTGGCGGTCGGAGACATCATCGAGTCCGTCGCCGACCTCATGCACCTGCCCATCGGCACGGAGGTCCTGGACTGCGAAGGCGACCGGCACATGCTCCACACCGACGGGTGGTCCTTCGCGCACTACCCCCACCGCCCGCTCGACGACGGACGCAACGTCATCCGCAACTGGCTCCCCGCGAGGGTCCACAAGCTGCCGGCCGACGCCTGACCACCCACCAGCACACCCGGCGAGCGCCGACCCCACCCCAGGGGTCGGCGCTCGCCCCACTCACGCGGCGCTCGCCGCAGACAGGAGGCCCATCGTGGCCCAGTACCGCAAGAAGCCCGTGGTCATCGATGCCGAGCAGTGGGACGGAACGGTCAACGACGCCGGCCGGATCATCAGCTGGGTCCTCGACAACCACCCCGAATCGCAAGTGCCGTCGTTCGCCGAGACGAACGAGACCGAGCACCGGGAGCACGCCGAGCTGCGCATCTCCACGATGGAGGGCGTCATGACCGCGTCGCCGGGTGACTTCATCATCATCGGTGTCCAGGGTGAGACCTACCCCTGCAAGCCGGACATCTTCGCCGCGACGTACGAGGCCGTCTCGTGACCGTCGACACCACCGAGCTCCGCGCCCGCTCGAAGATCATCGACCCCGGCCTCCCGCTCACCGCGAAGGCGATGACCGACGCAGCCGACGAGCTCGACGCCCTCCGCGGAGCGCTCGCCGCAGTCCCGCACGCCGAGCTGTGCCGGCTGCTCATGACCCGCGACGACGAACCCTGCAGCTGCGAGAAGAGCGCGACCGCCGCGGCGAACCCGCTCGTGATCGCAGACGCGACCAGCGTCACGTACCTCGCCGCCCGACGCCTCAACGTGTACGGCCCCGGCGGCCGCATCGTCGGAGTCCTCGGAGTCACCGGGGTGCACATCGACCAGCAGGACGACGGGCGCACGATCCACGTCGCCTTCGAGCAGGGAGAGAGCGGCCAATGAGCACGTACTGGTACTTCGAATGCCTCGACCACATCCCGGCGCTGCAGTCGGCAGAGTTCACGCAGCACACCGACGACGGTGCGTACCGGGCAGGTGTCGAGCTCGCGCAGCAGCGCCCGGTCGTCGCCGACGGCTGCTCGACCGGCACTGGGCACTTCGAGGGCAACGCACGCTCGTTCCTCGTCCAGCACCCGTCCTGCCGCCTCGACGTGGTCAGCGAGTACGGCGAACGACGCGCACTCCCGGACTCACAGACGCCGAGCATCGCCGGCATGGCTCCGGGGACGACGTTCCGGGGACGAACGCTGGACGGCGTCCTGTCCTCAGTGGATCTGCTGTGGTTCGTCGACGCCGCCGGCAACGTTTTCAGCATCGGGGCGCACCACATCGACGGGCAGCGCATCGACCCGTCCACGATCCGCGACGTGACCCCTCCGACGGTGACGTCGTGATCGCCCTGCAGCTCACCCTCGACGCCGTCGGCTGCCTCATCGCGGCCGGCGGCGTCCGCTTCGCCCAGGTCTGGTTCGACGACGCCGCACACGCCGCGTTCCGGAACCGCTGGCACTGACCACCATCCGAGAGGAACCCACAGCATGACCCTCACGCAGCAGTTCACCGACACCCTCGTCGTCATCGCCTGTTCGGAGTGCGACACCTCGTTCGGCATCACGAAGAGCATGAACGCCGCCCGCCGCGAGGACCACGGCACGTTCTTCTGCCCGGTCGGCCACCGACAGCACTACCCGGGTGAGTCCCCGCTCGAGCGGGAGCGGCGGCTGCGACAGACCGCTGAACGCCAGGCCGGCTATGCACGAGCGTCCCGCGACGCCGCCCGCGACCAGGCCGAGGCTGCCGAACGGTCTGCCCGTGCCTACAAGGGCCACGCCACCCGGCTCCGCAACCGCATCGCGGCCGGCATCTGCCCGGTCCCCGACTGCCGGCGCAGCTTCCAGAACGTCCGACGCCACATCGCAGGGCAGCACCCCGCGTGGGCACACGAGCACGCTGAGGTGCTGGCCTCGTGACCGGCCTGATCAGCACCGAGAACGGCACGGTCGCCGTGGACCACGACGTCGACACGGTCACGCTCGTCGTCACGACCTCGGGGGAGCAGGCCCTGCTCGCGATGGAGCCGGCCGAGGCTGCGGCGCTGGCGAAGGCGCTGACGGCCGAGGCGCAGAACGCGATCCACGCCGAGCGGATCCGGCGGCGCTGATGCTCGAGCCGCACCACCCACCGGGGGAGCCCTGCACCCCCGCCTGCAAGGACGAACCCGAGCAGTGCCCGAACAACCAACCGACCCCACCACGGCGAGCCCTCCGGCAGCGGAGAGCTCGCCGTGGTCGTTCCCAGATGAGGAACACGAGATGACCACCAACGACATCGACTTCCGAATCGCTCGGGAGATCCTCAACGAGCGCGAACGACAGGACAAGAAGTGGGGCGACCCGAAAGACCTGCCGAACGGCACCGGGCCCAACGTGCGAACCCTCGCACACGTCGACGCGTCCGCAACGTTCTACATCGACCTCGCCAACGGCACAGTCCTCGCCGACGCAGCCCGAACAGCCTGCGACGCCAGAACCACCGACGGCACCGTCACCTACGCCGACATCCTCCTCGAGGAGCACTTCGAGGCTCTGGCCGAGGAGGACCCCGAGAAGCTGTTCGACGAGCTGATCCAGGTGTCCGCGGTCGCGCAGAAGTGGTGCCGTGCCCTGATCGAGCACCAGGGGGTGCAGCGATGAGGGCGTGGCTGCGCGAGGTCCGCCGCAAGCTGACTCTCCGCTGCGCCCACTGCGGACACCGGTTCCGGTGGAGGCGCGACTACAGGCACTCGTTCGGCAACCGCGAGGTCTACCACGGGATCTGCATGAGCTACCTGCTCTGGCATCGACACGCGACCGAGCGTCTGGCCGTACTCGACACGGTCTGCGACATCACGGGCATCACCGGAGGCACCGTCCGCGGCGTCCTCGAGGTGCAGGCCGACGACGAAGCCCAGCGAGTCGAGACGACGAATCGCGCGTTCCGGGTCTTCTGCGACCTCGAGCGTCTCCGTGAGCAGCAGACGGCAGGTGATGTCCGATGACCGGGCTGATCCCGCTCGTGCCCCTCATCGTCGTCTGGCTGATCGGCGTCCTCAACCGCACCACCGTCGTCGAGATCCGGCGACGCCCCACACGCGGCGAGCGCCGCGGGAAGGAACAGCCATGACCGACACCACTCCCGTCCCCGACGACCTGCTCGCCCGAATCGCTGCCGCCTCGAATGCCGGCAAGGTCGAAGATCTCCGGTCCCTCGCGACCGAGCTGCCCGTCCCGACCCCGCCGCCCTCGACGCTCCGGATCATCGACATCGCCCAGTGCACGCTCACCATCGACCGCGTCGGCTTCATGCGCACGACCCGCACCGCCGAGTTCCCCGCCGAGTACATCGACCGCATCGCCGCGCAGCCCGACCCGATGACCCTCATCGAGCAGGCGGTCGACGAGACCACTCAGCACGGCGACTTCGACTACCGCGATCGCGTCAAGGTCGCCATCCGCGCAGCCCTGGAAGGAGCCACCCAGTGACCGTGAAGACCTTCGAGACTTACACGATCCTCTGCGACGAGCCCGACTGCCGTGCGGACTTCGTCGAGCAGTGGAGCGGCGGTGATTACTCGGGCATGGGGTCCGTCGACGAGCTCGACCTGGCTGACGTCGACTGGGTCGAACGGGACGGCAAGCACTACTGCGCCGAGCACGCCGAACTGCACCCAGAAGGCGCGGACACCCCACCAGTGCCCGAGTCGGACCCCACCGACCTCCCACCCACGATGTTCGACATCGAACCCCAGCAGGAGACCACATGACCACAACCACCGAACAACCGCAGCGCTCGCCGCAGACAGTGGTCACCCACTGCATCACCGACACGATGCGCGACCAGATGCCCTGCCTTCGCCGCGGCGAGCACCTGCCCGGCTGCGACGGCATCGAGTACGAGTGGTCCGAGCGCGACGACCGGTGGCTCGATACGAACCGGGCCTGCACCGGGTGTGAACCCCGACCGGCTGTGCACGGGCTCCTCTGCGGTGGGCACTGGGCGCGCGTGGATGCCGCGTGCAAGGCCTGGCCCGCCCTCTCCGACGTGCTGCACCAGTTCGACCGTCTCGTGCAGCAGGAGGGCGGCACGAGCGGTCACGAGTCGTCCGTGCCGATCTCCGCCACCAAGCTCGCTATCGACGAGGTCGAGTCCCACCGCCGATCGTTCACCGGCAACGTCGACGTGTGGGTCGCCACCGATCGGGGAGCGGCCGAGTCCATCCGGTTCGCCGACGCCGTGAACCGGGCACTCCGCACGTTCCCCACCGAGGAAGCCGCGCACCGCGTGCAGGTGCTCCGGTGCCCCGATTGCGAACTGCGGACGCTCATGTGGATGCCGCCCGTCATGTCCACCGACAACGTCCGCATCGTGTGCCACAACCCGTCCTGCAGCTACGACGTCGACCAGGACACCTTCCAGCCCGAGACCAGAACCGTGGAGGCAGCATGAGCGCCTGGGTCAGCATCCGCGAGGCCGCCATCCTCGCCGGCAGAGCACCGCAGAAGATCTACGCGTGGATCGACAAGGGGCACCTCACCGCGCGGCGCAACGAGCACGGCCGCCTCGAGGTCCGTGGCGTGGACGTCCTCCGCGCCGAGTCGACGATCAAGCCGGGCCGACCCCGCGGCACCGTGACACGCCGCTCCGACATGCTTGACTTAATGCGGGAAAGGCGGGAAAGTAAGTAATGAGGATCCAGAAGTGCGCGTAGCAGAGGATCCCCTTCGACATTGAAAGCCGGTGGCCCGTGGTCACCGGCTTTCGTCGTTTCAGGCGAACCGTCGAGCAGCACGCGCCGCCATGCGCGCAGCCGTCACGCGCTGCACCCGGTGCGCGACCGGCGCGAACTCAGCCAGGACATCCTCGCGAGCGACCAGGCCCAGCAGACGCTGCTGGTACCGCACCCACGACACCCCGAACACCTCACGCACCGCAGCTTCCTTGCTCCGGTCGTTGCTCGGTCGTTGCTCCTCGAACACGAGGATCGCGCGCTCGTCATCAGTCATGCCCACATCCTCCGTCGCGCCCCCGACAGGCGCGGCCCCAGACGTACCCGCGACCACGCTGAGCGCTGCGCGGGTGCACGAGTGAGGCAGGCAACGCGCCTGCCCACGACAACCAGGCCAGGGGTTGATGTGTCCCCTCATTGAGCGTCGCACCGGCGCGAGAAGCCGAAGCGGTGCCGGTCTTGCCCTCCGTCAGCGGGGCTCCACCAACTTCCTCGTGCCCGCCGACACGCACCGCCACCGCATCTGTCGCCGACCCGCCCTGTCACGGCGGGCGACACCGGCCACACCGCGAACCAACGCACGCGGCGCGAGCACGAGGAACCCTCTTCCGCATCGAGTCCATTCGGGTTGGCGCTCGATGCGGGACCACTCAGGCCGCGATCCCCGAGGTTAGCCGCGCTGGCATGCGGAGCCCGGACGGGACGGCCGACCACGTAGGAGGCAACGATGCCCAGCCACATGGGTCGACGCCAGATCGTCAACGGCATTGAAACCGACGCCTACAGCCGATGGGGTCGCCGCTACCTCTGCTACATCCAACGGGCAGGCGTTCGCAAGAGCATCAAGCGCTCCACCCACCGACGCGAGCGACGAGACAAGCGTGCAGCCATCCGCGAGTCCGCAGCCTGACGACCTCTCCGCACACCGGACGAGGAGCAACGTCCCACGCCCCACACCACCACCCGAGATCGTCGCCGAGATCAACGCCGTCCTCGCCGACGTCATCGAAGACAGGAGCTGACCATGAAGCTCTCCGAGATCCGCGCACTGCTCACCGCGCACGGCTACTCCACCACAGCTGAACTCGACCGCGTCGACGTGAAGCGCGCCGCTGGCGCAGTCATCGGCGTCGACATCATGTTCACCGACGGCACCGTCGCCTACCTGCCGACAGAGACCGGGTAGGCCAGCACAATGGCCGGAGGGGCCATCTCCACACCCGGATACCGGGAGCCCCATCGAACCGGAGACCCCCTCTGGCAGACCACACCCCGACCGGCCGACCCGGTCACCGCACACCGCACCAGGACGAACACCCGCACCTCGCTCGAGCCCATCGGCTACGACGGCGAGGGTGCGCCGCTGTACGCATGGCAGCTCGACGACGAGCGCTGACGACAGGAGCACAACGTGGGTGAGCAGTGGTCAGGCAGCACGCGCAAGCAGCGACTCCCGCGCGACTGGGACGAGCGACGCACCACCGTCCGCGATCGAGCAGGCGGCCGATGCCAAGCCACCATGCGCGACGGCACACGCTGCGTCGAGGTCGGCACAGACTGCGACCACATCGTGCACGGCGACAACCACGCACTCTCGAACCTGCAGTGGCTCTGCTCATGGCACCACGAGAAGAAGACCGCACTCGAAGCACTCGAAGCACGACGATTCACGCGCGTCCCGTCGGCCCGTAAGCCACGCGAGAAGCACCCAGGACTCAGGTAGACGCAGGCGCGATGAACGTCCGGCACGCGGGCGCACAGAGGCCCCCATCCACCCCCTCCCCCCGGGCCCGTCCTGGTCGTAGAGGTGCTGTGGCTCCGGCCGTGTACGGGTCTGGGGTTCCTGGGGTCCGCCGCGCCGAGCTGTGCATATCGCATACGAACCAACACGCCCTCTGACCGGAACGGACACGCGGGCTCTACCCGAAACGGGAGCTCACCATGCCTGGTCACGGCCCTGCACCGAAGGACCCGAAGAAGCGCGCACGGCGCAACTCCGACCCCACCGTCGTCCGCATCCTGCCGCGCGCCGTCGTCGCGCAGCCCGAGCTGCCGACCATCTCCGTCGAGGAGGACGGCGAGCTCCGCGAGTTCACGTGGCCGGCGATCACCCGGCAGTGGTGGGACATGTGGGCGACCTCGCCGCTGTCGCTCGACTTCACCGCGACGGACTGGTCCGAGCTCCGCGACACCGCGCTGCTCCACGCCCGGTACTGGAACGGCGACATCAAGCTCGCCGCCGAGCTCCGGTTGCGCACCGCGAAGTTCGGCGCGACACCCGAGGACCGCGCGCGGCTCCGGATCACGTTCGCGCAGGCCGAGGAGGCCGAGACGAAGACCACCGCCCGTCGCCCCAGCTCGCGTGAGCGCTTCGGCGGCACTGCACTTCCCCCGGAAGCGACGGCCAACTGATGCCGTGGCGACCACTCGAAGGCGAGACGTTCCCGACCCTCGGCTACCACGTCGCCGACCAGATGGCCGAGTTCCTCGAGTACGTCGTCTCCCGCGAGCAGCTCGAGTTCCTGGTCCGCCTCTACGAGATCGATCCGCTCAGCTGCAAGCGCGTGAAGACCCGCGCCATCGTCCAGCGGCCCCGCGGCTGGGGCAAGTCCCCGTTCCTCGGCGCGACCGGGATCAGCGAAGCGCTGTTCGAGGTCGTCCCCGACGGCTGGGACGCCTTCGGGCAGCCCGTCGCCCGCCCGTGGATCGACTTCAAGAGCATCATCAACATCCCGGTCACGGCGACGTCTGATGACCAGGTGCAGAACACGTGGGCACCGATGCTCGAGATGGCGCGCATGGACGCGCTCGTCAACGAGTTCGACGTCGACCCGATGGACACGTTCATCGCGATCCCCGGCGGCAAGATCGAGCCGCGCACCTCGTCCGGCCGGTCCATCAAGGGCCTCCCGGGCCAGGTCGCCGCGATCATGGACCAGACCGAGGAATGGGTGAAGGGCAACGGCGGTCTCCGCCTCGCCCAGAACATCCGCAACAACTCGACGAAGGCGTCCGGGATCACGATCGAGTCTCCGAACGCGTTCACCCCGGGTGAGAACTCGGTCGCTGAGGCATCGGCACGCGACTGGGACCTGATCGAGTCCGGGAAGTACCCCGATCTCGCCGCCGCTCGGCAGATCCTCTACGACCACCGCGAAGCGCCGGCTGACACGGACCCCGCCGACCGCGAGTCCCTGATCGCCGGCCTCCGGTACGCGTACGGGGACAGCTCGGACCACCCCGACGGCTGTGTCCTGCACGATCCGCCGTGCGAGCCCGGCTGGGCACCGATCGAGCGCCAGGCGCTGGCGTTCCTCGACACGTCCAACGACCCGCAGGTGCTCCGCGCCGACTTCCTCAACCAGATCACCCACGCGACGAACTCCTTCGTCTCCCAGCCCGAGCTGCGCGCGATCCTCGACGTCGACAAGGTCATCTCGAAGACGGAACCGGTCACGCTCGGCTTCGACGGCTCGGAAGGGCGCAAGCCCGGCAAGGGCACCGCCGACTCGACGGTCCTGATCGGTTACTCCGTCACGCAGAAGCACCTCTTCCAGATCGGCGTCTGGGAACAGCCCGACGGCCCGAAGGGTGAGGGCTGGCGACCGCCGGTCCTCGAGATCGAGGCCGCCGTTCGGCAGGCCTTCAAGGACTACAACGTCGTCGGGTTCTACGCGGACCCGTCCGCAGGCTGGGCCGGCCACGTGAAGACGTGGGAGGCCGAGTACTCGAAGCGGCTCAAGGTCCGGATGTCCCGTGACGAGCCGATCCGGTGGCGGCAGAAGGACCTCGCCCGGACGACGGGCACCTTCGACCAGCTCGAGTCGGCCATCAGCGCCGGCAAGGAGTCGATCACCTACGACGGCTCGCCCGAGCTGACCTCGCACTTCATCAACGCCCGCCGCGACCGTCGCCGGTCCGGGTACGTGCTGATGAAGCCCGAGCACGACCCGGACGGCTCGAAGATCGACGCCGCCTGGGGTGCGATGTTCGCCTACGCGGCCGGCATCGATGCCCTCGGCGCGAAGCTCACGAAGAAGAAGACCGCCGCCCGCCGCATCTACTGAGAGGGGCCCCGTGGCTACCACACCCGCCGAATGGCTCCCCGTCCTGGCGAAGCGTCTCGACGCCCGCCAGAAGCGCATCGCCCGGAACCGGTCCTACTCGAACGGCAACGCGCCGCTGCCCGAGATGGGCAAGAACACCCGGTCGACGTGGGTCGCCTTCCAGAAGAAGGCGCGCACGAACTACGGCGGGCTCGCGTGCGAATCCCTCGGCGGCCGTATGGTTCCGAACGGGGTTCGTGTCGGCGCATCTATGACGACCCCGGGCGTGCTCGCCGCGCGTCGAGTGTGGCGCGACAACCGCCTCGATGTGGTGTTCGGCGACGCGATCTCGAACATGCTCACCACGAGCGTCGGCTACCTCATCACCGGCGTCCGCGACGGCCAGCCGATCATCACGTCGGAGAAGCCCGAGCAGGTCATCACCGCGCCCGATCCGACGCAGCCCTGGCGGGCCCGAGCGGCGCTGAAGGCGTGGCGCGACCCGGATCTCGGTGTCGACTACGCGCTCATCTGGCTGCCCGGCGTCCGCCAGCAGTTCGTCCGCAAGTCCACGAACGACAACGGCACCCCGTTCGACACCGTCGCCGGCGACTGGGACGTGTTCGGCGAGCCCGAGGCCTACGCCGGCGGCGTCCCGGTCTACGTCCTCGAGAACAAGGACGGCGTCGCGGAGTTCGAGCCGCACACCGACGTCATCGACCGCATCAACCTCGGCAAGCTGCAGCGCCTCGTCGTCACCGCGATGCAGGCGTTCAAGCAGCGCGCCATGAAGGGCGGCCTGCCGACTGAGGACGAAGACGGCAACTCGATCGACTGGGCGAAGCTGCTTGAGCCCGCCCCCGGCGCGCTCTGGGACCTCCCCGAGGGCATCGACGTGTGGGAGTCCGAGCAGACAGACATCCGCCCGCTCCTCGAGGGGGAGAAGGCCGACGCCCGCGACTTCGCCGGCGCGATCCGCACCCCGATCTCCGTGTTCATCCCCTCCGGCGAGAACCAGTCCGCCGAGGGCGCAGCGAACGCGAAGGAGGGCGAGATCCAGAAGGCGAAGAACCGCATCGCGCGCGCCACCGCACCGATGTCCGCCTCGATCCTCGACGCCCTGCGCGTGCTCGGAGTCGACACCGGCGACACCGTCGAGGTGCTGTGGATGCCGCCGGAGCACGTCTCGTTCACCGAGAAGACGCAGGCCGCCGCGCAGGCGAAGGCGGCCGGCATGTCGGCCCGGTGGATCAAGCAGAACATCATGGGCATGTCGCCGGACGAGATCGCGCAGGACGAAGCCGACGCGGCCACCGACCAGCTGCTCGCGGCGACCCTGATCGGAGCTGCCGGTGGCTCTGGCAACGCTTGACCAGCTGACCGCGGCCCACCAGACGACGACGAAGCAGATCCGCGACCGGACCCTCGCCCTGACGGCGGCCCGGTGGGATGCGTCGCCGGACTACCGGGACGCGGACATCGACCGGCTCATCTCGCAGATCCTGCCGCAGGTGCAGGCCGGCCAGCTCGCCACGGCGACGCTGACCAACGCCTACATCGGGCAGGCGGCCCTCGTCGCCGGCACCCCCGCCGGCGCGAGCGTCGACCGGGACGCGATCCTCGGCTACCGGGGCACGCCATCGGCCGACGTCTACCGCCGCGGCGCGGTCACGTTGTACACGGCGCTGTCGAACGGCTCCCCGTTCGACGCGGCGGTCGCGTACGGCCTCGACCGGATGCTCACCATCGTCGCGACCGAGCTGCAGCAGGCGAAGAACCGGCAGGCGCAGCGGGCGCTCGAGGCGTCCGGGTTCTACGGCTACCGCCGGGTCCTCACCGGCCTTGAGAACTGCGCGCTGTGCGCCATCGCCTCGACGCAGAAGTACTCGAAGCACGAGCTCATGCCGATCCACCCCGGCTGCGACTGCGGGGTGCAGCCGGTCAAGGAGTCCGACGGGCCCGGCACGATCCTCGACCCGGACCTGCTCGAGCGCACGCACGCGCTCATCGACCAGAAGCTCGGCGGCCCGTCCGACCGCGGCGCACGTGACCTCGGCATCGAGAAGACGTCGTCGGCCGGCAAGCCGCTGAGCGACTACACGGACCTCGTCGTGGTCAACGAGCACGGCGAGCTCGGACCGACCCTCGCGTGGCGGTCCGACAAGTTCACCAGCGCCGCGGACATCGCAGCGCTCACCTGACTTCCCCACGCCGTGGGGAGTGACCGAAACGGTCAACCATCAACCCGAAACGGGAGATACCGATGTCGGAAGACGACAACAAGCCGAAGCCGACCGAGGGCGCAACGCTCGAGGAGCAGCTGGCGGCAGCACTCGCCGACGCTGAGAAGTGGAAGGGCCTGTCTCGCAAGAACGAGGAGCGGGCCGCGTCGAACGCCGAGAAGGCGAAGAAGTTCGACGAGCACGAGGAAGCGAACCGCACCGAGCTCGAGAAGGTCCAGGCACGCGCTGAGGCCGCTGAGAAGGCAGTCGCGGAACGCGACGCCAAGGAGGCAGCCGTCAAGCTCCGCGAGGAAATCGCCACGGAGAAGGGCTTCGCCGATCGCAAGATCAAGGCGACCGCGCTCCGCGGCACGACTCGTGAAGAGCTCGAGGCGCACGCCGACGAACTGCTCGAGCTGATCCCCGCTCCGCCCGGAGCGCCGTCCGCTGACGGTCAGGGAGCTGCCGGTGGAGACATCGGCAAGGGCGAGATGTCGGCCGACGACATCGTGGCGGCCGCAACCGCCAGGTAACCCCCGCTGGCGTTCGGCCACGAACCCAAGCGGACCACTCATCCATCCAAGGAGGAATCGTGGCAGAGAACGTGTTCATCAAGGGGGAGAAGTTCGCAGCGACCGCGCTCGGACTGCTCCGCCGCACCGTGAAGGCCCCCGGGCTCTTCACGACCAAGTACGGCGTGGCGGACTTCCGCGGCGCGGCCGGCGACGTCATCAACATCAAGCGCCCGGCGGTCCTCGTCGCGCGTGAGAAGCCGTGGCGCGGGGACGACGCGATCGTCATCGACCGTCTCGTCAACACCAAGATGCAGGTCGCTCTCGACCGGCACGCGTACAGCGCGGTCGCGCTGTCGCCGGAGGAGGAGACGCTCGACGAGATCGACTACGTCCGCGACGTCCAGTCGCCGCAGGTCACCGCAGTCGCCGAGTTCATCGAGGGCATCGTCGTCGGTGCGCTGACCGGCGCGACGTACGTCAACACGGTGAAGTACGACCAGAACAGCACCGACCCGGTCGAGTCCGACCCCCGCAAGGTCGCGATCCGAGCTCGGAAGCTGTTCCAGACGGCGCACGTCCCGGTGACCGGCCGGTACTGGCTCGTCGGTGCGGACGTCTCCGAGGCGATCGCCGGCTACGAGAAGCTTCTCGACGTCGACACCGCCGGCCTGCCCGAGGCGCTGCGGGACGGTGTGGTCGGCAAGCTCGCCGGCTTCATCATCATCGAGCTCGACGCCCTCGACCCGAAGGCGTCGTTCTTCGTGCACGAGTCCGCAGTCGCGGTCGCGAACGTCGCCCCGGTGGTCCCGAACGGGGTCGCCAAGGGCGGCGGCGTCGCGGCCGGCAACGGTCTCGCCGTCACGCAGCTGTGGGACTACGACAGCGACCACCTGCAGGACCGTTCCATCGTCCACTCGTTCGCGGGTGCCGCCGCCGTGCTCGACCCGAAGACGAAGGCAGACGGTTCGCTCGACCTGAACACGGACGACAGCCCGAAGCTGCAGTTCGTCCGAGCGATCAAGGTCACGTTCACCGCGAAGACCGCGGCGGCCTGAGAGGAGTGAGGTCATGACCAAAGCGCTGGCAACGAAGGAAGACGTCGTCAAGGCGCTCGGCCGTGACCTCACCGCCTCCGAGGCGAATCAGGTCGACGTGCACCTGCTGAAGGTGTCGGAGCTGTTCCGGCTCGAAGCGCGCCAGCAGTTCACCCTGGGCCGGTCCACCAACCGGCTCCGGGTGACTGCTGGCGCGCTCACCCTCCCGCAGCGCCCCGTGCGCGCGGTCCTCACGGTCGACGGTGAACCCGCCGACCGGTTCACCCTCATCGGGCAGCGCCTCGAGGTGCCGGTGCCCACCGGCACGACCGTCGTGGTCGACTACGAGCACGGCTCCGACGAGGTCCCCGACCTGGTCACGCTCACCGTCGCCGGCATCGTCGCGCAGCTGTTCGAGGCAGACCCGCGCGCCCGCGCCGGCGTCTCGCAGCGCGGGGAGACCCGCGGCCCGTTCAGCTCGCAGGAGACCTACGCTGCCTGGGCGCAGGGCGCGGCCCCGCGGCTCGCCCCCGATGACGTCCGCACCGCGCAGTCGTACCGGGTGAAGTCGTACGGCCTGATCGTGCAGGGGTACTGATGGCCGGCGAGACCGTCACCTGGCACCACCGCACCGACACTGGCCAGCGCGACCGGTACAACAAGCCGATCCTCACCGCCGCCGACACCCCGCTCGACGACGTCCTCATCGCGCCGAACCTCGGCGACGAGGTCACCGGGACCGCCGAGAACACCTCGAGCACCCGGATCACCCTCTACCTCCCCGCCGTCGCCGGCATCAGCGCCAACGACGAGCTCACCGTCCGCGGCACCCGCTACAAGGTCCTCGCCGACGAGGCCGACTGGTCGACCGGCATGAGCGACTGGAAGCCCGGCTCCGTCGTGCAGCTCGAGCGGAAGGACTACGTCAGTGCCTAAGTCACGCGTCGTCCTCAACCGCCGCGGCTTCGGAGCCGTCCTCGCGTCCAAGGGCATCGAGGACCAGCTGCGCCCGCTCGCCGACGACATCGCCGCGCAGATCCCCGGCGGCGCGACCGTCACCGCGATCCGCACCGGCGTCGGCACCTCGAACTCCCGCGTCCGCCTCCGCGTCGAGGCCGTGGTGTGGGAACGTGCCCGGCTCATCTCCGCGATGCGCCAGGTCCTCAGCAACGCCCAGTCTCGCTAGGAGGACCCGTGCACGGCATCGTCTACGACGACTTCCTCGCCCACCTCATCCGACGCACCGACGCCCTCCTCACGGCGCGCAGCGAGCCGCACGCGGCCGGCGTCGAGGTCTCCGACCAGAAGTCGCCGGACAGCCGCCGCGCGGTCGTGCTGACGACGAGCCCGGGCGGCGGCACCAGCAACACCCTGCGGACCTCCTACGTCACGGTCGACGTCATCACCGACGACCAGGGCACCACGGTCGACCTGATCAACCTCGTCCTCGCGCTGGCGACCTCGCGCGGTGCCGGCGGGATGGTCGACGGCTCACCGATCACGTTCGCCGAGGTCAACGGCGGCCCGAACGCGGACCCCGCGGCGGACGGCTACTTCAAGCAGACCGCGCAGCTCGAGCTGCGACATCGCGGTCGCAGCCTCTGACCCACCATCTCGAAGCCCTGCCACTGGCGGGGCTTCTCTCGTTCCTCCCACCGAGCAGGGACCCCAGGGGCACACGCCCACCACACCACAACTGGAAGGAAGGGCCCTCGTGTCCCTCGAAGCAGAGAACGTCCGCGTAGCGGTCACGGGCGCGGTGTACAGCGCCCCGAAGACCGCCACGCGGCCCACCAGCGCCACCAGCGCGCTGACCGGCTACATCGACCACGGCTACATCGGCGACGGCGGTGTGACCGAGACCCGCGACCGGTCGACGAACCAGATCCGCGCGTGGCAGAACGGCGCGCTCGTCCGCGAGCCCGTCACCGAGTCCTCGATCAAGTACCAGTGCATCCTCCTCGAGACCAAGAAGGAGAACATCGAGCTCTACTACGGCGCGAAGGTCGCCGACAACGGCTCGATCAAGATCAACCCGTCGAAGACCGGCGGCCGTCGCCGGTTCGCGGTGGACGTCATCGACGAGGAAGACCTGATCCGCGTCGACGTCCCGGACGGCGAGATCACCGAGGTCGGCGACCAGGTCTACGTCAACGGCGAGCCCATCGGCTACGAGATCACGATCACGGGCTACTCGATCACCGACGAGGAGACGGGCGAGTCCTACTCCGCCGTCAAGTGGTACGGCTCCCTCGACACCACCGCGGGGGCCTGAGACATGGCCGCCGCGAAGACGATGCACGTCCGCAACATGCGGACGGACGAGATCCGGGAAGTCACGCCGGAGCAGCGCGAGGTCCAGGACAAGGGCATCTGGGTCCTCATCACCGGCGAGGACGTCAAGCCGACGCCCCCGCCCGCCACCGCCGAGTCGAGCGACAAGCCCGACGCCGGCACGGCGACCCCCAAGACCACCTCGAAGGCGTCCGCGCCCAAGGAGTGACCAACCGGTGTGCCGGGGCGCTCGGGCCCCGGCACACCTCCTACCCCTTCCGAGCACTCCCACCGAGCTAGGAGAACCACTATGGGCGACACCGCCACCAAGGCCCTGCAGATCAAGGCCAAGTCCCGTCCGCCGCTCGTCGTCGAGTACGACGGCACCGAGTACGCGCTGCCCGGCCGCATCCCGGCCGAGATCATGACGATCCGCGCGCAGTACAAGAAGCCGCGGAACCCGGAGAAGAAGGTCCAGGATGAGTGGCAGCGCGAACTCGGCGTCGCCACGATGGACAAGTTCCTCGAGCTCGTCCTGCCCGAGGACTTCCGCGCCGTCGTCGACCTCGAGGACATCGAGACGGTCTTCGAGCACTGGGCGGAGCACGTCGGCCTGGGGGAATCGAAGGACTCCGACAGCTAGCGGAGTCCTTCCCCGACGAGCTCGTCTGGGAGCTCTACCAGCTGGGCCTCGACGTCGACGACATCGGCGACGACGAGGGGTCCACCGAAGAGCAGATCGCGAAGGCGGTCGACCACGTCAAGGTCGACCGCCTTCTGCGCGTCGCGACCCGCGACACCGCCTCGGTGCTCTTCGCCGCGCAGCACGGGTGGGACTTCCCCGTCAGCCGCGAGTGGATCCAGAACGCGGACTCGATGGACCAGTTCGCCGCCGCCCAGTGGACCAAGGGCAGCCCCCGCCCCAAGCCGTACCCGCGCCCCTGGCCGAACGCCAACACCAACCGCCTCGGCAAGACCAACCTCACCCCTGCAGCAGCGCGGGAGGTGCTGCGAAGAAACAGGGAGGGCCTGACCCATGTCGACTGAGTCCGCCATCGCGTACGTCTCCGTCGTCCCGCAGGCCAAGGGTGCCGGCCGGGCGATCGAGCGGGAGATCAACCCGCAAGCACTCGGTACGTCGATCGGCAGCAAGATGTCGCCCGGCTTCCTCAAGTCGGTCGGGTCGATGGCCGTGAAGTCCACCGCGATCGTCGGCGCGGGCGTCACGGCCATCGGCGCGAGCATCGCTGCCGTCGCCGCGAAGAAGGGCATCGCCCGACTCCTCGACATCGACGACGCCAAGGGCAAGCTCGCCGGCCTCAAGACCTCCACCGAGGGCATCGCCAAGATCATGGACAGCGCCCTCGCATCCGTGAAGGGCACCGCGTTCGGGCTCGGCGACGCCGCCGGTGTCGCATCGAACGCCGTCGCCGCCGGTATCAAGCCCGGCCAGGCGCTCACGAAGTACCTCAAGCTCACCGCTGACGCAGCCACCATCGCGGGCACCTCGCTCGGCGAGATGGGCTCGATCATCAACAAGACCACCACCAGCGGCAAGGTCTACACCGACAACCTCAACCAGCTCGCCGACCGCGGCATCCCGATCTTCCAGTGGTTGCAGGACGAGTACAAGGTCTCCGCCGACGACCTCTCCGACATGGTCCGCAAGGGCGAGGTCGACGCGGCCACCTTCCGCAAGGTCATCGAGGAGAACATCGGCGGCGCTGCCCTCGCATCCGGGAAGACCGTCCGCGGCGCATGGGCGAACGTCGGGGCATCCCTCGGCCGTCTCGGCGCGATGTTCCTCTCCGGAGCCGTCGCCGGGGCTCCCACGCTCTTCACCTCCATCACGGGGGCAGTCGACCGCGGCACGGCAGCACTGCAGCCCTACGCGGACGTCCTCAACGAGAAGGTCTCGGCCGGGATGGCTGCCATCGCCGGATGGATCGACCGCGTCGACTTCGGGAAGGTCATCGCCGGCGCGGAGGCATTCGTCGGCAAGGTCCGCGACATCTTCACCTCGCTCAGCAGCGGCGACACCGACACCGCCCTCGGCAGCGTCGGCGCGTCCCTGTCCAAGCTCACCCCGGCCTTCACCGCGTTCCGCGAGCAGCTGCCCGAGCTCGGCGACTCCGCCGGCAAGCTCGCCGCGGCCGGGATCACCGTCCTCGCCGGCGGGCTCGGGTTCCTCGCCGACCACGTCGACACGATCGTCAAGTACATGCCGCTGATCGTTGCCGGCTTCATCGCCTGGCAGCTCGCCTCCCGGGCGACGGCCGGGGCGTCGGTCGTGCTCCGCACCGCCGAGCTCCTGGCCCTGCCGGTGCAGATCAAGCGGAACATCCTCCGCCTCGAGGCCGCGCGCCTCGAGTACGCGGCCGCCCGCGGCATGGGCGTCTCCGCTGCCGCGACCGCCGCCAACACCGGCGTCACCAACCAGAACGCCTCGGCCCTCGGCCGCCTTACCCTCGCGCAGCGGATCTCGACCGCGGCGACGACGGTCGGCACCGTCGCGACGCTCATCGGCGCTGGCGCACTGCGCATCTTCGGTGCTGCCGTGAAGGTCGCGATGGGGCCGATCGGCATCATCATCGCCATCGTCGGGGCGCTGGTCGCCGGTCTCGTCTGGTTCTTCACGCAGACGAAGCTCGGCCAGGCCATCGTGCAGACCGCCTTCGCCGCGATCAAGGTCGCGGTCGCAGCGGTCGGAGACGCCTTCGTGTGGCTCTGGGAGAACGCGATCAAGCCCGCATGGGACGGGATCGCCGCCGGCGCGACCTGGCTGTGGCAGACCATCCTGCAGCCCGCGTTCGCCGGCATCGGCCTCGCAGTGCAGACCGTCGGTGGGTTCTTCGTCGCCCTGTGGACGAACTACATCGCCCCGCCGCTCACCGCGATCGGCAACGCCGTCGGCTACCTCTGGAACAGCTGGATCTCCCCGATCTTCCAGCTGATCGGCGCGATCGTCGTCTGGGCCGGCGGCATCTTCGCCTCGGCCATCTCCGGGATCGTCAGCCTGATCGTCAACACCCTCGGTGTGGCCTTCAACTGGCTGTGGACCGGCGTCATCCAGCCGGTCTTCGCCTGGATCGGTGCAGCGATCTCGGTCTGGTGGACCACGGTGTCGTCGATCTTCGGCTTCGCTGTCGGCTTCGTCCGGGGCACCCTCGGCGCGGCCTTCACCTGGCTGTGGTCCAGCGTGATCTCGCCGGTGTTCAGCTGGATCGGTTCGGCCGTCTCCGCCTGGTGGAACGGCCTCGTCCTGCCCGTCTTCGGGGCCGTGGTCGGCTTCCTCCGCACCACCCTCGGCCCGGTGTTCACCTGGCTCCGCGACACGATCATCCGCCCGGTCTTCTCCGGGATCGGCACGGTCGTCCGCGGGGTCTGGAACTCCTGGCTGAAGCCGGTCTTCGACAAGATCGCGAACATCGCGAAGGTCATCATCCCCGCGGCGTTCACGGTCATGAAGGACAGCATCGGCAAGGCGTGGGACGCCGTGAAGACCGCGGTCAAGGCCCCGATCAAGTTCGTCGTCGAGACGGTGATCCAGAAGGGGATCATCGACAACTTCAACAAGGCCGCTGGCTTCTTCAAGACCAAGAAGCTGCCGAACGTCTCCCTCCCCAAGGGGTTCGCGACGGGTGGCTACACCGGCCCCGGCGGGAAGTTCGACCCCGCTGGCATCGTGCACGCGGGCGAGTTCGTCTTCACCAAGGAGCAGACCGCCCGACTCGGCGTCGGCCGGCTCTACGACATCGCCCAGAACGGCTACGCCAAGGGCGGCCTCGTCACCGACGCGAAGAAGAACGTCGCCGCCGGGTGGGACTGGATCGCAGGCAAGGCCGGCAAGGCGTGGGACTGGACGAAGAACGCCGCCGAGACCGCACAGTCGGTCGTCTCCGACCCGATGGGCACCCTCGGCAAGCTCGCCAAGGGCCTCATCGGCCAGATCCCCGGTGCCGGCGGGATGCTCGACGTCGCCAAGGGCATCGGACAGAAGATCCTGTCCGGCGCGATCGACAAGCTCAAGGGCATCGGCGACCTGAACCCCTTCGGCGGCAACGGCGCAAACGGGCAGCTCCCATCCTCGGCGCTCGCCAAGGCCAGCGGCTTCGCTCCCGGCTCCGGTGTCGGCGCGACCGGCGGACTCCTGCAGAAGGGAGCCGCCGCCGCGTGGAACCTCGCCAACAAGGCATCGGGTGGCATCCTCCGGCTCACGGAGGGCTACCGCGACCTCAAGGCGCAGGCATACCGGTGGTCGCTGTTCAAGAACGGCGGCAACCTCGCCGCTCCCATCGGCACGTCGGTGCACGGCCTCGGCCGTGCTGCCGACGTCGCAGGCGGGCAGTCGTGGCTCCGCGCGAACGGCGCGAAGTACGGCTGGGCGAACACCGGTCTCGGGTTCTCGCAGCGGGAGCCGTGGCACTTCGAGTTCAAGGGCATGTCGCAGAACGTCCCGCAGCTCGCCGCCGGTGCCCTCGTCGGCCGCCGCCCGGGCGGGACGCTCGTCAACGTCGGTGAAGGCCGGTACGACGAGGCCGTGGTGCCGCTCACTCCGCGCATCACCGACGCCCTATCCGGCGATCGGCGCACCGTCCAGCGGGGCCCGCTCGTCGGGAGCCTCACCCTGCAGTCGACCGGGGTCATCAAGGAAGACCTCGCCGAGGTCGACCACTACCTGAGCTCGCTCGAGCGGGGAGGACGTCACAAGTGAGCACCGACTGGAAGCTCGACTGCGGGCCGGACGGGGTCATCCTGTTCGGCTCGCAGTCGTCGCGGTACCCGTTCGACAAGGCACCGGAGATCAGCGACGCCGAGCGGGAGAACCAGGACAGCTCCCTCCCGGGCATCGACGGGAACTTCTTCGGCGACGACACCACCGCGGGACAGACGGTCGCGTTCGGACTCAACGCACTCGGCGAGACCGACGCCGAAGCTGAGGCGCTGTACGCAGCGTTCCGGAAGGCCTGGCGAGCGGACAGCATCCGCCGCACGCCAGGCGCGACCGCGACACTGACGGCCCCGTCGGGCCGGTCGACGTTCGGTCGACCGCGGCGGATCACTCCCGCGTACATGCCGATCGGTTCCGGCGCGGTCGGCGTCACCGCCGACTTCGCCGCCCAGGACGACCTCTGGTACGGCCCCGAGGACTACCTGCAGGTGCCGTTCGCGCTGTCCCAGTCGGGTGGCTTCGTCTTCCGGGAGTACAGAAACGTCGAGGGCCTCACCCTCGCCGAGTCCTCGCCCGGGTCCGGGCTCTACCTCCCGACCGGGCTCACCGAGGAACCGCCGGGTTCCGGCCTGTACTCGCCCGACGGACTGATCGAGTCGTCGCCGGGTTCCGGCCTGTACGCGACGACGTCGCGGGTCACCACTGCCGAGGGGCTCCGGTTCCCGCTCGTGGCACGCGGGTACACGACCGCCGAGAACACCTTCACCGTCCTCGGAGACGTTCCCACCTGGCCGATCATCACGATCAACGGTCCGATCCTCAACCCCACCGTCGAGGTCGCCGGCCAGTTCCGGTTCACCGCGGCGACGTCGCTCCGCTACGACGAGCAGCTCACGATCGACACCCGACCCGGCCGGCAAAGCGTGCTCCGCAACGGCACGCAGATCGCGTCACTGACCCGCACGTCGACGCTGCTGCCCGCCGCGGCGCTGCCGCCCGGCTCGCACACCTTCACTCTCTCCGGCTCGTCCTCGACCGGCGCACCAACCGCGCGGATCGTCTGGCGCGCCGCGTACCCAACCCCCTAAGGAGGGCGACCCCGCATGGCTCTTGATGGTGTCCCACTCGCAATCGGCGGCGACGCCGAGCACAGCCCGAGCTCCGTCCGTCAGCTGGTGTACCTCGCCACCGGCGGCCGGCAGGGTGTCGCCGCCCCCGGCGACCTCAAGGTCACCCAGCTCGACGTGCCCGGTGCCGGCGTGAAGGTCGCGTCCGGCGGCGGCGCGGTCCTCAACCGGGTCGCCGCGCAGGAGGCGTACTCCGTCCGCAACGGCGTCGCCGACACGAGCAGCGTGAAGTTCACCCCGACGGGGTCGGCATCGGGCCGCTCCGACCTGGTGATCTGCCGCGTCGACAACCCCTACATCGACGGCAACGCCCAGGCTCCCGCGGATCCCCGCAACGGACCCTACGTGAAGTTCGACATCATCCCCGACGTGCCCGCCGGCACCCGGTCGCTGCAGGAGCTCAACCAGTACAAGGGCCTGTCCGCGATCGAGCTCGCCCGCGTCGACCTGCCGAAGTCCACCGGCACCGTCACGAACGCGATGATCACCGACCTCCGGTCGCTGGCGAACCCGCGGTCGGAGCCGCAGACGCTCTTCGGATCCGCCGAGCCCGGGGCCCGCCTCACCTCGTCGACGTTCACCGCGTGGCCCACCACGAACACGTACGAGGTGGACGTGCCGCCGTGGGCGACGCACATCATCGCCCGGCTCGAGTTCATGGGTGGCCAGAGCGCGGCGAAGGCCGCCGGGTCGCTGCGACTCATCCTCGGCAGCTCGACCGCGTTCGGGCAGTACGACTACAACTACGCCGCCCAGAACGGGCAGGCGCGGCAGATGGTCGTCGTCGCTGGTGAGCTCAAGCTGCCGGCCGCGGTGAAGGGCACGAAGCAGCCGCTCCGGATCTCCGGTCTCCGCTCGGACGGCGACGGCTACCTGTTCACCGTCGACTCGACGTACTACCTCGCGGACGTGCAGTTCGTGGAACGGCTGGCCTGATGGAGCGGTTCATCATCCAGCGCGCCGTCACCGGTGAAGTGCTCTCGTACGACTTCCGCGGCATGACCGCCGGCGCGCCCACTCGGGAGCTCTCCGCGGTCGGGACGATGCCGATCACGGTCCCCGCCGCGCAGGCGAACAGCAACGCGTCCGACGGTGAGCCCCTCTTCGACGAGTGGGGCACCATCGTCACCGTCGCCGACGACGACCAGATCCGGTTCCGCGGCATCGTCACCGACGTCTCGTACGCCGGCCCCGAGTGGAAGCTGACTCTGTCTGCTCTCCCGACGGTCCTCTACGGCTGCCCCTACGGCGACGAGCCCTACTACGGGGCCGAGGTCGACCCGGCGTCCATCGTCCGGAAGCTCGTCGCGCACGTGCAGTCGTTCCCGGACTCCGACATCGGCCTCACCGTCGTCGGGACCACCCCGGTCCGCGTCGGCTCGTTCTCCACGCAGCGGCGCATCGAAGCCGTCGCGTACTACGACGAGAAGGTCCGCGACTACAAGGCCGAGAACAAGACCCTGCAGGCGCTCCGCAAGATCGTCGCGACCACCCGGAAGACGGCCGCCACGCAGCGCACCAGCCGCGCGAACGCGTCGAAGGACCTCACCGCCGCGAAGAAGGCACTCACCGCTGCGAAGCGGGCACTCACTGCTGCGAAGAGCGCGCTCACGGCGGCGCAGAAGACGAAGGATCCGGCGAAGATCGCCGCGGCCCAGACCGCCGTCCGAAACGCCCAGACCGGCGTGACGGATGCCACCGGGGTCGTCAACGACCGCCAGGCGGCCCTGAACGGCCGCGACGGCAACCTCGACACCACGAACGCTCGCATCAAGGCGCAGCAGGCCGACGTCGACGCGCAGGCCGCGATCGTCGCGACGATGAAGGAGCGGAAGGACAAGGCGTCGGAGCTGAAGAGCGCCGCGCAGCAGCAGGAGTCCGAGGATGGTGGTGCGTACGCGCTCGAGGCGTGGGAGGCACCGGACTGCGGGCGACTCATCGACGATCTCGCGAAGGACGCTCCGTTCGACTGGGTCGAGGAGCACTACTGGTCCGGCGACGTCCCGGCGACCCGCATCCGGATCGCGTACCCGCGCACCGGCCGCCGCCTCGAGGGTGACGGAGCGCCCACGTTTCAGCAGGGCGTGAACATCGCCGTGCGGCTGCAGCCCGCCTCGTCCGGGGGTGACTTCGCGAACACCGTGTTCGGCATCGGCGCGGGCGAGGGGGCCGGGTCCATCCGCCGGCTGATCTCGAAGCGGGACGGCCGGCTCCGCCGCGTCGCGACGCTGCAGTCGAAGGACATCAAGTCGAAGCAGGACATGGTCACCCGGCTGCAGGCGGAACTCGTCGCACGTCAGGAGACCCTCGCTGTCGACTCGATCGTCGTGACCGAGCACGTGAACAGCCCCCGCGGCTCGTACGCGCTCGGCGACGACATCTTCGTCCAGGGGAAGGTCCCGCACTACGGGGACTTCGGCCTGTGGCACCGCATCGTCGGCATCACCGAGAACACGAACGGCACGACCGAGATCAGCCTGCAGCTGACGGACTCGTTCACCTACGGATCAGGAGTCGAGTGATGGACGCATCCGAGAAGGTCGCGCGTCGCCTGTACGCCATCCAGGTGCAGCTCGAGCGACTCGGCCGATCGTCTCAGCTCGGGAACACCACGATCGGCGGTGACGCGGCCGTGGGCGTCACTGACGTCGTCGGCGAAGCGGTGGTCACGAACGACGCCATGCCGGACGTGCAGGGCGACGCCGCCGACGGCAACGAGGGCGTCTCGGACCTGCAGGCGAACATCTCCGCCGCGGACGACGACCTGGTCGCTCGCTTCGAGGACGCCGCCGCAGACCGGGAGGACGCCGCGGCCGAGATCCTGGACTCGCTGCAGGACATCGCCGCAGCGTTCGGGGAGGACATCACCGGGCTGTCCGACCGGGTCGACAACGTCATCGTCGGGGCGGGCATCACGCTGCTGCTCTACTCCGACGAGGAGCCGGAGGGCACCGCCCCGACGGGCTCGACGTGGTTCATGGTCAACCCCGCCGAGGACATCGTCGGTCAGTGGCAGCAGACCGGCACCTACGAAGCACCGGTGTGGACGCCGCGCCGGATCGCGTCGGAGGTTTTCGCGAACGTCGACGTCGGCAAGCTCACGGCAGGCCAGGCTGCGATCCTCGACCTCGTCGCCATGAAGATCGCGGCGTCGACGGCGAACCTGCAGACCGTCAACGTCGGGAACCTCTTCGTCACCGAGGGCGCGACGATGCCGCAGGCGGTCATCGACTACCTCTTCGCGAAGGTCGTGCAGGCGAAGCAGATCGTCGCCGAAGTGGTGCAGACCTCCCAGTCCGGCACCCGCGTCGAGATCCGCAACGACAGCAGCGACCGCGGCCACGTCTACTTCTACGACTCGAACGACGCACTCGCCGGCGACATCCAGGGCGTACCCGCGCCCGACGACCCGCCGGAAGGCGCATCCGCCCGGCAGAACGGGCTGTCGTTCGCCGGCGACTCGCTGTTCATCGGCGACGTCACGATCGCCAACCCGGGCGACGGACCAGCGTCCGTGCAGATGCAGGCTCCGGGTGCGCTCTTCGACACGGTCTACGTGAACGAGATCCGTGACCCCAAGACCGGCCGCGTCGTCGTCGGTCAGGCGACCGGAGTGACCCAGAACGTCCTCAAGGCGATGTCGGGCAACCCGGTCCTCGGACAGCTCGGCTACGCGACCTGCACGTGGCAGATCGTCGGGGCAACCTGCGAGGTGAAGTACTCGATCTACTTCCGCGGCACCCCAGCCCCGGGGTCTGGCCGCTGGTATCTCGAGCTCCCCATCCCCGCAGTGATGCCGGCTGGCGTGAACTACACGCCGATCCTCACCGGCCGGTACGACCGCAACGGGTCGAACGCCAGCGGTTTCGCCGTCTACGGCGACACCGACGGCAGCAACCTCGACCGCATCGCGTACCTCAGCACCGACACCGGTACACGCCTCACTGGCTCGCTGCCCAACCTCGCCATCGACACCGACCGGCTCCTGCTGCTCGGCCACTACCAGATCGCCTGACCCGAAGGAGAACCAGCATGTCGGTCATCGTCGGAACATCCGAGCTACCCGGACGCACCCACGGCAAGCCGCAGGCAATGTCGAACGTGCAGGCCGGGTACAACCTCATCGCCGCCCTCGCCGAGCTGAAGCGCGACTACGGCATCGTCGTCACCGTAAACGAGGCCGACCGGTCCCGCCCCGACCAGTACGGGCTCCGAGTCGACTACCTCAACGGCAACGGCGTCCTCGCCGCGTACTGCGAGCTCGGCCCGCACCCGGACGAGTTCACGCGCGGCACCTGGACGTCGACCCACGACCCGAGGAACCACGGCAACGCCGCGGACCTCGGCGGCCCGGGTGGCGCAGTCATCAGCGACCGCGCCCGGAACCTCCTCGACGGCAACCACCCCGACGGTGTCATCGGCCGCAAATACGGCCTCTACAACACCGGCTGGTTCTTCTCGAGCCGCGAGATCTGGCACTTCAACATCTACCCCGAGCGGGCCGCCGTGCTCGCCCCCGCACCGTCCACCAACCAGTCCGGCACTAAGCCGGCCCCGAGAGAGGCACGAGACATGAAGGTCATGAAGGCATCCAGCTACTGGTTCGCCATGATCGGCGCACGCACCTGGAAGATCGCGAACATCCGCGTCGCCGGCAAGACGTTCCCCGGCTCCCAGGTCCGCGACCTGCTCCTCCGCGTCGAGAAGTCCACCCCCGAGAAGCCCGCCACGTTCAACGACCTCGAGTTCGAGATCATCCGCGCCGCCCTCAAGCGATTCAAGTAGGAGAACCCACCATGCTCGCAACCATCCAGAAGTACGCCAAGGCCCTCGTCGCGCTCCTCGGCGCACTCCTCACCGCCGGCACCACCCTCATCCCCGCCGAATGGGCCCCGTACCTGTCCCTCGTCCTCGCGATCGCCACCGCGCTCGCCACGATGCAGGTGCCGAACACGGACCCCACCAAGCCGGGCGAGGGTGACGTGCTCGTCCCCGGTGACGGCCTCGGCGACGACGGCCAGCCCAAGCACGCCGCATCCTGACCCGGAGGTGACCGGATGCACCCCATCCGTCTGATCAAGCGGCTCGCTGCCGTGTCCATCTGGGGCCCGAACGGGGTCGACCCAAGCGACGACCGTGTGCGGTGGTTGCTTCGGGTCGGCCTCCCCGCGTTCGACGTCTTCGCGATCGCGTTCGGTATCTTCGGGTACCTGGGCGGCATCCCGGCGCTGCGCGACTCGTTCGGTGAGGGGTACGCCCAGTCCTTCGGCCTCATGCTGTCGGCGACGGCGCTCGTCTGCCTCTGCGGCATCGCGTTCCCCGCGCTCCTGTGGCGGATCGAGTTCTGGGGCAAGTGCTTCCTGCTCGGGCTGCTGCTGCTGTACTCGGCGTCCGTGTTCCTCGCCGGGGCGGTCGGTGGCGACATCGGCCGCTCCGGCGTCGGCTGGGCCATCCTCGCGATGGCCGTCGTCCCGTCGTGGCGTGTCAGCGACATCGCACGCGACCGGGAGGTGCACCAGTGGAAGTGATCGCCGCCGCGGCCACGGCAGCGTCTTCGCCGATCGAGCCGTTCCTGCCGTACATCGCCCCGGTCGTCGTCGCGCTGATCGCCGGCTGCATCGCCATCTGGACTTCCCGCCGGTCGACCCGGGTCGAGGAAGCGAAGACCCGCGCGCAGTCGCAGACGTCGCAGTTCGACCAGGCGATCGAGCTCGACAAGTACACCCAGGCTCGCATCGACGCAGCTGTCGCGAAGGCGATCGAGCCGTGGGTGAAGCGGGTCGAACGCCTCGAGCGCGGCTACGCGCAGCTCGCCACCACGCTCCGGAGCGTCCGTCAGGCGTTCCGCGAGTACATCCGCGCGGTCCGGGCCCAGTGGGGCCGTGCGGTCGAGCCGCCGGCGGTCGACGCGCACATCCGCGAGCTGCTCGCGGAAGACGACCTCGACGGAACGTTCGACGAGCGCGGCATCGCCCAGATGCGCGCCGACTACCACCAGCCGGACGCTGACCCGGCCCACGACTGAAAGGGCTCATCATGGGCACGAACCTCGTCCCGTCTGTCGACTCGGACACCAAGCAGCTGCGCGACGACGTCCGCGCTCGCCTGACCGCGAACTTCCTGGACCCCCTCACCCCCGAGGGTGCAGCGATCGCGCGCCTGATCGCGGCCTCGGCAGGTTCAGCGGTTGCGGCCTCATCTGCCGCACCCACTCCGGCGGTCGCGTATTCCATCGCGGCGTGGGGCGACTCGATCACTGAATCGGGGACAGGGACGGACTCGTACGTCGACCTGCTCGGCCAGGCGACCGGCCTGCCCGCCTACAACGGCGGCAAGTGGGGCCAGTCTTCCCCGCAGATTGCAGCGCGTCAGGGAGGCGCTTTCGCAGCGCTCACGTTCCCCAGCAACCTGCTCCCCGCGTCCGGTTCGGTGGTCGTCACGGCCGACGTGAATCCGCTCGGCGGCTCCTACAGCGGATCCCGGACGGGAAGCGCACACGGGGTCGCGGGGACGCTCTCCTGGGATCAGCCGACGAACACCCTCACCTGGACCCGAACCACCGCGGGGTCGTCGGTCCAGCTCTCCGGTTCCGCGAAGTTCGTCCCCACGGACGCGGTACGAACGGCCAACCGCGAGGCGATTCAGATTCTCTGGATCGGCCGCAACGGCGCTCAGGACGTGGCCGGCAACATCGCTGCGCTTCGCCGGATGGCCGCGTACGCGAACGCTCGGTTCCTGGTGCTGAGTGTGCTGCCCTGGGCAGGGCAGGTGTCGCCGGACGCCACCAACTACGCCTACCTCGAGGCCTTCCCCGAGCAGTACCGTGACATCGGCGGGTGGCTGCGAACGCCCGAAGCGGCTACCGCTGCCGGGGTTGTCTTCACCGCTGACGACCAGGCGGACATCGCCGCAGGCCTGACCCCACGGTCGCTCCGCGCCGACGACGTCCACCCGAACGCCGCCGGCCGCAAGGCGATCGCCGCGTACCTCCTCGCCGAGCTCCGCAAGCTCGGATGGGTGTCGACCACGCCGTACCTCCCGCCGACGCTCGCGGCTGCAGCCACGAACCGATGGGACCTCAGCGGCCGGGCCGCCGGTCAGGCGCTCGCGACCGTGGCCCCGATCGCAGGGTCGATACCGCTGACGCAGTCGACTTCTGCCTCTCAACCCGTCGCGGTTGCGGACCCGCTGTTCAAGCGGAACCCCGCCCTGGTCGGCGCGACAAGCATCGGGGGGTACCTCAGTGCCACGCCGACGGTTGCCTCCGTGACCATCGTCGGACGACTGACCGACGCGACCGACGCGAACGGGAAGCTGTTCGCCAACCTGCTCGGCGTCCTGCTCCGAGTCAACGGAACGAAGTACGGCACGTACGCCACGTCCGGCGGCGCAGCGATCAACGGGACCGCGGTGGCCGATGCTCTGCCGCACGTGTTCACCGTTGTCCTGAACGGGACGTCATCGACCCTGTGGGTCGACGGGGTGAAGTACGGCACCGGGACAGCTGCGCCGTCCAGTGCCCAGCTCAACCTGGGCGGTGGCGCAGGCTTCGAGGTTCTCGAGCTCATCTACAACGACTCCGCCCTGTCCGACGCGACCATCACCTCGAACGCCGCAACGCTCCGCTCGGCGTACGTGAAGTAGGAGCACCGGAAGTGCCCCCACCCCGCCAGTTTCGGCGAGGTGGGGGCGCTCTTCCTGTTACGGCCGCAGCGCCGCGGCGACACCGGCGGCGAACTGCTCGTGCCCCTCTGCAGTGAGGTGCAGCCCTTGTTCGTTGAAGCTCAAGTCCCAGCCGTAGGTAGAGACGTACAGCGCGTCGTGGTCCTCGGCTACCGCGCGGAGTGCCCGGTCGACCTCGGCCTCCCCATCGGCCCTCTGGGGCGCGTGCGGGGGGCCGACGAGGACGATCTGCGTGGCGGGGTCGATCTGGTCGATCAGCGAGTCGGCGGCATTCGAGATGTCGTCCACATCGGCTCCGACGTCATTGAGGCCACCTTGGATGATCACGCGGTCCGGGTCGTCCTGCAGTGTCTGCTCGACGCGCGTTGCGAACTGGTCGTCGCCGCAGTAGCCGCCGGCCGTGTAGCCCGTGTAGCCGACGCTGTTGACGGCGACCTGGTCGCCTGTGTCCTGGGCGAACGCGAAGACCCAGCCATCGCGTCGGTCGCCGAGGTCGTCGCCGGCCGAGTAGGAATCCCCCAGGATCGCGGTCGTTCGCTCGCCGCCGGGGATCACCAGGTGAGATCCCTCGCCCTGCTTCCATGCCTCCACCCGCTCGCACCCTGCTTCTGCTGCTCGGTGCGCGGCGTAGGCCCGGTGGCCGATGAGCCCTCCGACGCCGACGATGACGACGAGCACGGCCGCTGATGCGATCGCGACTCCTCGCCGGCCGACTCCCTTCCCCCAGATCATTGCGTTCGCTCTTCCTTCGGTTCTGTCGGTGGAGTCAAGACGCGGTGGCCTCGACCGGCTCCATGCCACTCGCCGGCATGACGGTGACGCGCCAGGCTGAGTCGATCGGCTGCTTGAAAGCGACGACCCCGGTGCCCTTCGCGCCCGGCTGCAGCTCGAGTAGGGCGTGCTCGTTGTAGGCGTCGATCAGGGCGTTGTACTTCTCGACGTCGTCACCGGCTGCGTCCTCCCACTCGGAGAACGCATCCTCGAGCGGGACGCTGTCGACCTGCTCGCCGTCCTTCGTGATGACGGTGAGGCCGTACATGTTGAGCGTCTCGGTGCCGTTGGTGTTGTCCAGGGTGACCGGGACGAGGGTGACGGGGCCGCCGTCCACGCTGGCGCGCGCTGCCTCGATCGGAGCGATCGCGGCGTCCGTGGTGTCGCCGTCGAGGGTGAAGGTACCGGTCGCCCCCTGATAGTCGAACGTCCACGTCTTGTCGACGTTCTCGGTCGGGGTGGCCTTCGTCTCGCTCGGGGCGGTCTCGACCTCGGCGGACGCACCGCCCGCGGTCTCGGATCCGGACGAGCTGCAGCCCGCGAGTCCGAGGGCGATCGCGAGGCCTGCGGCGGCGATGATGTGCTTCTTCACAGTCCGAGCATAGGTCGCCTTCCGGTCGGGCTGTCTACCCCCGTTCGCGGAACGGCTCAGAACAGCCGGAACGAGAAGCCATTGCCGAGGCGGATGGTGACGTGCCCCTTGGATGAGACGGAGATGGGGCCCTTGCGTGCGGACGCGGAGACGCCGCGGCCTGTGACGTTGAGGCGGACCCCACGGCCGAGCTTCTTGCTGCGGCGGAACAGGAGGCCCATCAGCGCTTCGCCTCGGGCTGGTACTCGAAGTGCCAAGGCTCGTGGAGAGCGCCGTCCCAGGAAGGCTCCGGTGCTGCCGTGTCGTGCAGCGACCGGCCCCGCTCCGGTCGCGCGCCCCACTTGATCCAGCGCGCGTAGAGCTCGCTCTGCCGCGGCAGCTCGTCGCTCATCGCTTGCTCCCTCGCTCGAGCACGCCGAGGAGCTCGTCGCACAGCCACGTCGCCGTCGACAGTCCCTTGCGGACGGTCACGAGGATCCGTGTTGCCTGGTCGGCGCGGGTTGGGCGGATCAGGTCAGTCGTTTCGCTCATCGTCTTCCTCCACGTAGTCACGGAGCTTCTGCCGCACGACCGCGGTCAGGGTGGTGCCGACGGCCCGCGCTTTGGCGAGCGCGGGTTCGTACTCCTCGTCGGGGATCCGGAAGGGTCTGACGGGGGTGTGGTTCTCCTTCGGGGTCATGGGGTGAACGTACCACCGTGTATATACACACGCAAGGGGGATCACCGATCCGAACGCCGCGGCTTCGGCGCTCGCCGCGTGACCCGCTCGCGAGGCAGCCACACCCGGTGCGCGAACCCCATGTGGACGAGCTGGACGTACACGCGGTCATCGGTCGCGGCGTCCACGAAGCCAGGAAGCCGCTGCCGGCCCGTGCGCGAGAACACGACGTCGACCCACACCGGCGCATGATCGACCGACTCGGACCACTCCACGCCCTCGATGCCCTGCGGCTGATCCTCCGGCGGGTCCGGATGCTCGGGCGGGGACCACTGGTACTGCGGCAT